GGTAAATCTAGAGGTGGCGGAGCTGCTTTAAGAGGAACTAAATTTTACGGCATCTGTTAAATGGGAATTCGTGATGCTATATCTACTGGCCTTAAAGATCAAATGTATCGAGGAGGTGGTGGGCCACAACGTATGCCTACACCCCCAAGACAAGCAAACACTCTTGTAGTTGGTGGCCCTGCGTACTTTACGCCTGAAGGTTATCAAGCTCCTATTCAACCAACTCAATCATTCATGCCTACCAATAGGGCACCTGATCCAATTCGGGATCAATTCAATAGACCTCTTCCTCCGATTCAAAGACCGCAGCCTCCTATGCCTGCACCAGTTCAAGCACCAGTTCCAACTCAAACAGGAGGAGTAGGAGATCCTGCGCCTGTGCCTGATTTGACAAGGATTGAGGGTGGACCTCCAGTTTACGCAGGCGGAACCCCTGGTTTTGATATGACAAGAGAATTGACCAATGATCCTAATTATGTACCTCCTCGTAGAGATGCTGGAGCAATGCCTCCAGAAAATAATTTCTTTGTAGACGGAGATGGAAACTTAAATGTTGGCGATGGCATCATTAGAACTATGGGGTCGGGACCAGAAAATAGCGACTCAGGTAGAGGCCCAGATAGAGGATCAGCTTCACCCACTTACACACCACCACCCCCTCCACCTCCTCCAGAGCCTAAAACTGCAAAAGAACTTGCAATGGAAAACTATTCTCCAACTGGAATGACAAATGAACAGTTAAAGATTTCTATGGATGCTGGACTGCCAATACCAAAGGCAGATTATCCTGATTTTGAGGCATATCTAGCATCACTTTCTGCACCAGTATCAGCGCCTGAACCAGAATTTACACCTCCGCCTACAATGCCAGAGCCTAATGGATTCTTTCCAGGCGTAACACCTGACTTTTCAAACTTAAACTTTAGTGGATTGTCAGACTTAAACTTAGAGGACATGGACTTTAGCAACTTACCAGGTATGATGCCTCCTCCAGTTTCACCCCCAGCAGTAGCAACAATGCCAGCTCCAGCTCCAGCTCCAGCTCCTGCACCCGTTTACACACCACCGCCATCACGCATCGAGACACCTCAAATGAGTGGTAGTCCAAGCTTTGATTTTTCAAACTCAAGAAATTTTAATTTAAGATAAAATAACACAGGCAGGAGAGAGCCATGGACGCTATAAAATTAGCAGAATACCTTTTTAAAAATTTAAGACAAAGAGAACAGAACACTGTTGACATCGTTGCTGGTGGCAATGTAAGATCGATGGAAGATTACAAGTATCTTATGGGAGAGTTATCGGCGATTCGATCCCTTATAGAAGATCTAAAAGAAACGCTGCATATGGAAGATAACGATGACTAAAGATATCGCAAAAAAGAATGATACTAAATCCGAACTAGACAAAGCATTTGTTAATGCTGAAGCTAAAGTTTTGGACCCAACCCTACTAACCAAATCCCTACTAGACAGAATGCCCAATCCATCAGGATGGCGTTTATTGGTATTGCCATACAAAGGCAAGGGAGTTACAGAAGGTGGTATTCAATTAATAAAAGAAACTGTAGACAGAGAATCTTTGTCCACAGTTATATGCTATGTGTTAAAGGTTGGACCTTTGGCCTACGAAGACAAAAATAAGTTTGGCGATGAAGCATGGTCTAAAAAAGGAGATTGGATCCTTATTGGTAGATATGCTGGAACTCGTTTTAGATTAGAGGATGATCACGAAGTTCGCATCATTAATGATGACGAAGTGATTGCTACAATTTTAAACCCAGACGATATTAAATCTTTATAGGAGTAACCAATGGAAGTTCAAGAAGCACAAGAAGAAGTAAATTTAGACGTAGAAATTACAGACGAAAAAATTGAAAAGGCAGCAGTTCCTCAACACAGAAGAGTAGAAGACGATGTTCAAGATCAAGACATTGATATTGATATTGACGAAGGTTCGTCTAACAATTCTCCAGTTACTGAGGATCAAATAAAAGAAGACTTTGCAGTTTCTCCCCAGGTTGAAGAAAAGTCAAAAGATTTATCTGACGTAGAAAAAAGAGCATCACTGGCTCAAAACAGAATTAACAAAGCAGTGGCCCAAGCTAAAGAGTTCCAAAGAAGAGAACTTATGGCCGTTCAATACGCCAAAGATTTGAAAGATCAAAACGAAAAGTTAAGGCAGTCGCAAAAATCTTTTCAATCAAGTTATGGCGATGAATTTGGCAATCGTGTTGAGTCACAACTTAGCCTAGCAAGACAAGCTTTAAAACAAGCAACTGAATCACAAGATTCTGAATCAATAGCTTCAGCTACTGAAGCCCTAACAATGGCTACTTCAGATAGAGCAAGGTTAGAGCAGTATCAACAGCAACAAAAACAATACGAGCAACAAGAAGCTGCTTATGTACAACAAGCTCAAAATCAACAAGAACAACAACCTCAAGCAGCTCCAGAAGAATACAATGAGCCATCAGATAAATCTCGTGAGTGGGCAAAAAACAATTCTTGGTTTGGAAAAGATCAAATTGCAACCTCAGTAGCTTTTGCAGTTCATAAAGAATTGGAAAATGAAGGCTTTGACTTAGAGTCTGATGAGTACTATAGTGAGATAGACAAACGAGTGCAGAAAGAATTGCCTCACAAATTTAACGTGGAAGCGAAAAGAACCGTCCAGACAGTCGCTTCAGCATCACGCAATACATCGACAGGACGCAAACAGAATCGTATTCAATTGACACCAAGTGAACAAGGCTTAGCCAAAAAACTGGGTGTTTCATTTAAAGATTACGCAATACAAAAAGCGAGGCTAGAGAGATCATGACAAAAGAAAAAGATAACGTGGTTGATGATAAGGAAGTTAGGACTTCAAGAAGTGCTGACACTAGAGCAAAAGAAGACAGGCCCAAAATTTGGAAAATGCCTTCAGCTTTAGAACTCCCGGACGAGGCTGTGGAAGCAGCTAAATCTCAAGGAATTACTTATCGTTGGATTAGAGAATCCATACTAGGACAAGATGACAAAACGAATGTCTCAAAAAGATTTCGTGAAGGATTCGTCCCAGTTAAACCAGCAGAGTTACCTGGATTTCATGATTTGCCTACAGTCGATGATGGTCGACACGCTGGAGTTATAGGAGTGGGTGGGTTGATACTGTGCAAAATAGATACAGACCTCGCAGATCAAAGGAACGATTACTTTGAACAACAAACCCAAAATCAAATGACTGCTGTGGAAAACGACCTAATGCGTGAAGAGAACCCAGCGATGCCAATCTCTAGTAGAATGTCATCAAAGGTTACTTTTGGTGGAAATAGCAAATAAGCTATTTTCAAATTTATAACTTAACTAGGAAACTATTATGGCAAATATAAATGCTAAATTCGGTTTAAGACCTATAGGAAAACTTGGAAGCAGTGTGAATAACACTGGTACTACTGAGTATGATATTCTTACAGGAACAACCGGAAGTATTTTTTCAGGCGATCCAGTAAAAATGGTAAGCACAGGCGGCATAGCCGTTGCTGCTGCTGGCGATTTATTATTGGGAGTCTTTCAAGGATGTAAGTTTACTAATTCTTCTGGCGAGGTGATTTTTTCACCTTTCTGGCCGACATTAACAGCTTCATCTGACGCGGTGGCTTTCGTAGTTGACGATCCTGATGCAACCTTTGAAATTCAAAGTGCTGCAACAGGTAGTGTTGTACAAACAGTTGTTGGCTTAAACGCTGACATTGTTTACACTGCTGGTAGTACCGTTAATGGTAGATCTAATGTAGATCTTAGCGGAACTATGGCAACAAGTGCGGCTCAATGTAGAATTATTGGATTTTCTAACGACCCAGAGAATAACGCTCTAGGAACTGGAAGTCTATCTACAAACGTCAATATGATTGTTAAAATTAACGAGCATCTTTATGCTCAAACAACAGGGGTTTAATCATGGCTATTAACAGAGCACAGCTAGCCAAAGAGCTAGAACCAGGTCTAAACGCCTTGTTTGGAATGGAGTACAATCGTTACGAAAACGAACATGCTGAAATCTTTGAAACCGAGTCTTCTGACCGTGCTTTCGAAGAGGAAACAATGATCGTTGGTTTCGGTAATGCTAAAGTAAAAGGCGAAGGAAATTCAGTTGAATTTGATTCAGCTTCCGAAGGCTTTACTTCACGTTACTCACATGAAACCATTGCGTTAGCGTTTGCTCTTACTGAAGAAGCAATCGAAGATAACCTTTACGATAGATTAGGAGCTAGATATACAAAAGCTCTAGCACGATCTATGGCTCATACAAAGCAAGTAAAAGCTGCTTCTGTTTTGAATAACGCTTTCTCATCCAGTTTTACTGGTGGAGACGGTGTTGCTCTAGTAAGTACAGCTCATCCATTAGCGGGTGGCGGTACTTTAAGTAACAGACCAAGCACTTACTCTGACTTGAATGAGACTTCGTTAGAAGATGCCATCATTTCTGTGTCAACTTTTACTGATGATAAAAGCATGATTCTTGCCCTTCAAGGCAGGAAACTAATCATTCCACCACAATTACAATTTGTGGCAGATAGATTGCTTAACACACCAGGCAGAGTTAGCACATCAGATAATGACATCAATGCTATTAAGAATATGGGTATGGTCCCAGAAGGTTATTCAGTTAACCATTTCTTAACAGATAACGATGCATGGTTCTTGATGACAGATTGTCCTGACGGATTTAAACACTTCGAGAGATCTCCTCTTTCAACTTCTATGGAAGGTGACTTTGATACTGGCAACGTCAGATTCAAAGCTAGAGAAAGATATTCTTTCGGATTCTCAAATCCAAGAGCAGTCTTTGCATCACAAGGTGCGTAAATCCAATTAATTGGTAAAGGGAGCTTCGGCTCCCTTTTTTTTGGATTTTTTTATTAAACTGATATACAATCAAAGAACTAGGATTATTAACTTGTTCTATCGACTGACCTAGCAGACAAGCCGAGACAATAGAACTTATTTCCGAGGAGGAAATTATGGCAAATTCAACTTTTTCAGGTCCAGTCAGGTCCGAAGGTGGT